ATTTAGTTTTTAACATCATCGGAATAGAAAACTATTCTAAATATTAATTGATGCCATGCTAATCACTATGTGTATGTTAGATATGTATTATGACACGTAAATTAGTAATCAAGAATGTGGAAAGTTCTTGTAGGATCTAAAATTTATGATTTTCCAAAATCGCTTTTGGACTTTTCCATGGTTTAAGTATTAAACTCAGGAAACGGCTTTGGCTCCCCGTAAATGGGTCACGTTTTTATTCATCGTAATTGAATACTTTGAGGTATGTTCTTTTTATTATTAAAAGAAAGATAAGTCCGTGGACTCTTCATCGTAGATATAATTCAATAAGGCGAAACGAAAGGATTGATGTAGGTTGATTAAATTCCCAATCTGATCCCTAGGAGTAACCGATTAAAATATAAATATGTACAATTTAAAACTAGCTTCGGAAAATGAGAATCAAACTCTAAATAATAGTGTAACCATTGACAACTTTGCAAATAAAATTGATAATGATATTGCCATTACAAGTTTTAATGGTGTATGGATGTTTTCACCAAATTGCCATACAACAATAGATTTTGTAATGAATGTTTTTAAAAATATGATAGATGAAGATGATGATAATTTTATTTTACCAAGTTTTGATGAATCTTTTGATTTTGTTAATACTTGTAAATTTATTTCATCGATTATGTGGGATGGTGTAAATTCATCAATGTGGATTTTACCAATACAATATATGACTATATTTAGGCATATAGATTCGTTTAGTGAATCTAACTTTTTGTTGCGTATTTTATTGTTATCTGGAGATGTAGAAATGAATCCAGGCCCAGTTCAAAATGTTGAACTTAAATTGCGCAAAAGAATTGAAGCTTTGGAACGTTCACGTGAACGTCAAATTCAAAAAAATAAAACTTTGGTTAAGAAATTACGACAATCAAACAAGCAAAACAAATTTAAATTTCAAATGGATAATTTAGTTACGGCGGCTAGAGATATTTCAAAATCATTGAATACTCCTGCAACGTATAGAATGGCTGGGTATGCTGCTGCTAACTTTATTTTGCCTGGTTCTGGATCATCTGCAGCTATGACTGTCGAGGGTTCGAAAATTTTAAATAAAATAAATTCAGTTAGTGAATCTGTGTCCAATCTTGCGCGTGATTGTGCAAATGAAATACCAAAGGCATTTGCAAAACATTCTGTTTTGACAGATACAGCAACTATTGCATTGGAGGCAATAAATAAGGTTACGGAAAAAATAACGCGTGATGATGGAATTTTGTCCAAATTGGAGAACTTTATTGGTGGTGTGACATCTGGTGTATCATCAACATCACTGTTAATTAGTATTTTGGTTATTTTGATTTGTATATCTATGGATGTCAAAATTTCATGTTCTATTATCGTGATGGTTTTGATATACTTTAAATGGCCACAATCGGTAATGGAAAAAGTTAAACAAATACTTTATGGTTTTAAGTGGCAAATGGATATTGATAC